TTATATTTTCAGACCAAAGTTTGAGAGTAGTTCTTTTTTCTGGCCGTCTTCAAGATATCCGATCAGAGAGGGCTTTTCATTGGCATTTGCTTCATGCCACATCGCACCATCTTGAAATTCAGCGAAGCGGACAAAGGCCGTATCGTCTTTCAAATAGAAGCGTATGGTAACATCTGAAGTGCCGATGACGATAGTATCGCCGGAGGCGCTTTTGACCTCGACCGTTCCCGATCCATTGGCGATATTGCGTATTTCTTTAACAACACGCATCCATAAATCATCGCTTTCGTTTTGCTTCATATCCCAATGCCTTATTGATACTTTCCAGCTTGGAATAACAATCAGCGTGAGCGTACCAGAGCTTTGAAGCCCACTGCGCCACGTCTTTTTGCGTCATGTCCCCGCCAGGATGGCTTGGAATAGTTTCGCATGTGCGCAGGGATTCCGGAAGCTCTTGCTTAACGACTTCCACTGTTGTTTTCGTCACGCCCGTACAGGCGGTCAATAGTACCGCGCAGCACAGGAGATACAGTGCCGTTTTCATCATCGTCTGCTCCTTCTATTGAGCCAAGGATGCGTTCCAGATCCTTGGTACGTTGAATTTCTTGCTGGGATTCCTGCTCGACAGCTTTAATCCGCCGTACCGTCTCTTCCTGCAGGGTTGCAAGACTTTGGCGGTAAGATTCTGCCGTGACTTCTGCCGCAGCCAGCTTTTGTTCCAGTCGCTCAATCTGAAAATCTTTCCAGTACAAAACCCCTGCTAAAACCGCAAAAGCTGCTAAACCTGTGATGATATTTCTATGCTTCAGGAGAAATGCGATCATTTTTCACCTCCGAATTTCCATTTTTATGGGCGGCGTAGAGATAGGCACCAATAGGACCACCAGCCAGAACTCCCACATACGTCAATATGGCCTGCAACAAGCCGATATCGGCTCCGGCCAGTATCTGATAGGCCACCAGCAAATTCGGCAGCACCAAAAAGGCGTAAATGGATACAAAAAAAGCCAGGGCACGCCTGACTTTCATCGGGTCGTTTTTATCGGGTTTAAGCATCAAAATCCTCCTGCATAAATATCCATGGCCGGACGAGCCTTTTTAAGAAAGCCTTCGGTTGTGCCCGCGCCAAGGTGGGTGTTGTAATATTTCTTCCAATAGGCAGCCATGCCTTGCCAGTCGCCTTCTTCTGGCAGTGGTTCCTTAAACCGCAGATAAAAAATCCGGCACATGGCTGCCGCATAGAAATGATTGCCGCGCAGCTGATCGCGCAGATCCATGTCACGCATGATGAGAGCTTTAAGGTTATTAAGAAGCCCAGGGTGACGGCTTAAATACCGCTCCCAAATATCATCATGCGTGACAGGCTCCATCTGGAAAAAACCGCGCGCCGGGCCGCGGCCTATTTGCTGAATAAAGAACACACCGCTTTCTGCCATGGCCGTAGCCATTACCAATTGCTCTGCATTCAGTGTCCAAGCGTTGATCTGCTGTAAGGCAGGCCGCACAATAAAATCTCGAAACTGTCTAATATCCATATCTGCCTCCTACTGATCGACTTTTTTGCGGAGATGATGAATATCCTGGCGCATGTCGTTGACCTGAGCTTTGATAGTGGCGAGATCTGCACGCATTTCTCCCACCACACGCCGCCCGGTAACATCGTTATTAACCTGATATTCAAGCGCCTTAATCTTCTGCTCACTGGTCGTGATATGCTCGGTCACCCAAGCCACAAGTTTGACCAGAGCCATAATAACGGCCACGCTGTGGGCAATAATGCCAAACAGCAGACCCCATTCTGCTGGTGTCATGGTTCTTCCTTTCTTTTTTGATGATTAATATTGCGAGAGCACGACCCACTGGCCGCCGTCTGAATAGATTGTCATCGCGGCAAAGTGGGATGTGAGTGACCAGATTTGTGCATCCGGGCCACCGGAAGCACCTGCCAACTGAATTTTGACGTGGTTGCTGGATGGATCGATTTTCTTGATCGTGCAGACGCGCCCAGCCGCAGCAGAGGGCGCAGAAATTTCAAAGATGATCTGCCCGCCGAAGGCTGAGACCAGATAAACCCTGTTGAGCATATCGGCTTGAAATGTGCCGGACGGTGCAGCATCATTATCAATGTAGCGGCTGGGGCGCGGCATACGGTTGTCCTGGCACACCCACCATGTTGCACCATTGGAAACCAGCGTGACGGTGTCGTATTGCTGCAGCAAAGTGAGGGTTCTATTATCCGGCCCGGCGCCATTATTCTCTTTGATATGGATTGGATTATCACGCAGATCCGATTTTTTGAGCGTAACCCACCGCCCGGTCGCATCCCCGGCATTGGGCAGGATGAGGTCATAGGATTTGTTAAAAGAGCTGAGGAGATAAAATGTATGCTTGAGATCGATTGAAATATCACCGACATGATCAACGGGCGGATCAATATAAGTTGTCCCGCGCGTCATGACCGTCAACATGAACGTCCGTAATATAAACATCCTTCATAAAGGTTTTTCTTTGGGAAGCCCGCATCATAGGCTTGGTATTCCCCCTGTAAGGTGGGATCCCAGATAGCCGCGCCGCCCGTTGCTGAAAACAGCCGCATAATGGTGTTATCGTAGGAGCCGTTATCAATCCGGATCCCTGGCGCTAATCCCAAGCACTCCGCATAAAAATTATTAATGATATTGCTACGTGCCAGAAAGCCCAGCCGGAAGCAGGCTTCAGCATCCTCATGCACATTGGCCTCGCAATCGACAAAGGAGTTGTTGTATTGCCCAGTGGAAACAAAGAACCCGGATCCCGATAACGGGCTGGAGAGCGAATAAACCCGGACATCATGAAACTTATTGGCATTAGGACTATCGCCAAAGGTTTCTGGATCTTCCCAGTCTGTTGGCGTGGTTGTCAGCAGCACGCCATTGATTTTCGGGCGGGCGACCAGCACGCGGCTGATATTGTTCCAGTAACAGGGCTTGTTGGTATCATTCCAGCCATCCAGCGTTACGCCGATTTGGGCATCCCAGATAGTGATATTCTCAATGACATTCTTGACGCAGGGACTGACCTTGCCAGCCAGAAACAACGCCGATGCGCCGCCGACAATTTTGATGTTCTCGACAATGCAGTAGCCTTCTACAATCTCGATGGCGTTAAACTCTGCCGTATAGGGCGGGACTTCGTTTTCATTGAGTGGTGTGTCCTGTGCCTGGATGACGCTCTCATCACCCATGCCGAGGATGGCATTACCGTAATGCATGGTGATCGGCCCGGTGATCCGGTAAACACCGCGCGGCAGATAAATGGCTTTTTCTGCCGCCAGCGCGTCATTGATCGCCTGCGTATCATCATTTACGCCATCACCGACCGCGCCATAATCCTGCGGTCTGGCAATCTCGCGGGCAGCCAGATACTGCCTAAGCTTTTGTTTATTCACGCTCTGACCGGGGATCAGGATGCTATCAATTTCTGCCATGGATTAAAGCTCCGCTGAGGCCAGGATCAAACCACCTGCGCCGCGCTGAATATGAAACCGTCCGGATGTGAGGCCGGAAAAATAAGCAATGTCCACGCGGCCATGGTGCGGCGTGTTTTCATGGATTGAGGTGATGCTTGCCGTTGATTGGGTGAAATCCGCTGTGTAACCATCCGTCATGGCAATGGGAGTGTTCACTTCATAAGTAGGAGCTGCGCGCATACCGGGATGAGAGAACACCGCCTGCATATTGCTGCCGGAATTTGCCACGCCCAGAATGGCGCCAATCGGACGCAAATACCGATGCACCATCGCCTCTTCCAATGCAGGAGGCCGGACAAGAAACGGACGCTTTGCCGTCCCGATGGAAAATTGCTCCTGTCCAAAGAACGTATCCTTTGATGTGATAGCACCGCAATCAACCTTGACCTCAAGCTCAATGCCGTTGCGGCAATCCCCCATGTCAGCAATTGCCAGATCAATATCGGCATTGGCATCATTGGCGATGCTGATCGTATCCGTTGCAATGTCAGTGGTGCTGGCAAAATCATCTGCTGTATCGGCTTTACGAACCGTGATGATGAAATCAACATTAGAACCGTGATCGTGATAAACCCGCGCCGAATAATGGGCAGGCTGGTTATAAAACTTCCAGCAATCTTTGGCCTCAATCCGGCGGCGAAACAAAATAGCCCCTGAGCCGGTCAGCGTGACATCTTCAACAAAAGTGGCATGGCCGGTCTCTGTCAGCGAGAATGCAGACGTTACGCGCTTAACTGTCCCCGCTGATACAGTGCCTTCGGCTTTGATGCTGAGCAGGTCTACCGGAGCCTTGCCCCAGCTGGTCGTCAGATCCTGATCGCCTCGATGCGAAATGCGCCCGCAGCCATTGATAATGGCATTGGCCAGACCGGCCAGCGGAATATCATTCAAATCACCATAATCGCCGCTGGTAGCAACGGCTGCCAGATCACCGGGCTGGACGGCGGTATCCGCTAGCGCCCCTTGCGCGGCAGTGGCAAAATCAGATGTTTCATTCAAGGCCGCCGATCCCACATCATCTGGCTGGAGCGCCGTATCTGCCAGTGCGCCTTGGGCAGCCGTGGCAAAATCGTCAGTATCTGCCCCGGCGGCTGTCCCGGCATCGGCAATATCCGATAATGTATGTGTATGGGACTCATCAGCCAGCCCGTCGCGGATTTCATCAACGGTGGCGCGGCGCGTGGCACCGTCCTGAACAATCGGCATGATTTCATCGCCCGCAAGCGGCGTTACCGCCGAGGGCAACTCGGAGATTTTCTTGGTCGTGGTCATAGATGGCTCCTTAAGATTTATTCAAGAACGAGGACGACAGTCTGATCCCCGGTTGTTGTGGCTTCGACTGGCCCGGCAAAATCGGATTTATTGCCGTAGCGATCTACGGCGCGCAGCCAGTAGTAACGCGTCTCGGATCCGGCCAGCAGATTGCGGGTGAACGAGTTATCGTAAACTTCAAGAATGCGGGCGGCATCGGTTTCCGGATCACTGGTGTTGCTGGTGCGCTCCCAGACTTCCACGTACCGGAAATCGCTCTCTGTAATCCGATCCCAGCTGATCGTGATGTAATTTTCACCAGCGGTGGCCGTGACATTGTTTGGTTCGTGCGGCGGCACAGACTGGTTATTTGGCACTACCACCTGCGGTGCATCGCCAATCGTTTTTAAATCAGACTGCGTAAAGGCATAGATATTCTCTCCATCCTCATCAAGGGTGAGATCAACGCCCATTTCTTCCGTCATCTGCCAATTCACCACGCGGCAAGGCAGGCCGTTAATGCCAAAGCGGGTGAGATCAACGGCAACCGTGTTCCCGGCCATCACCTGAAACCCTGCCAGATTGGCAGGATACTGGATCTGCCGCTGTCTGCGGATTTGCTCCAGCGCGATTTTGGCAATGCGCTGCGCCATGGTGTGAGACGTGGTAAAGGAGAGATCCAGCGTTGAGATAATCTCTTCCCCGCTATCCTCTGTGATATATAAATCTGAAGCCACCGCCGGGTAATCCGTGGCCTGCCAGTTATGATCCGGCGAAACAAACGCACCCTTCGATCGTATTGTAATAATTAGGTCGGCGTGAGCGTATGTGGACGCATAACAACGGCATCACGCAAGAAACTCTCATCAAAGGTTTTAACAGGCTCGTAATAAGCGCCGACTTGCAGCCGCCATTTCCCACCTGTATAGGTCAGATACCCAGCGCAGCTACCCAGCATGGATTCCAGCACATCACGCGCGCTGTCATTAAGATCCACCACACCATTGCAGGTATAGCGTTTCTCAGTGGCATCCAGCGTGGCAACGGTTTCATCGCAGACATTGGCAGCAGCGATAAACGAATTCATATCAATCTCTTCGGCTGAAGCGCCAAGGCCAAAATCCGAGAGCAAATAATCCAGCACACAAAGCGCAGCATTATCCGACCACGCATATTGATCAAGACGCGGATCATAGACCTTACGTCCCTTGACGATGGCCGAAATGTTCGGCGTACCGCTGGCATAAGCTTTATCGTCATAACGCATTTCCGCGTGGATATAGGCCAGACCGCGCAGACGGTGAGCATTCGTCCATTGCCCGCCAGAATTATCAATGAGCACCTGATCAGCCGTCTGATCGCTTGCACCAAGATGCTTGTAAATGCTGGCATAGACAGTCCCATCGCGCTTGTAAGGCTCGGATGTCGCTGCGCCGTTACCATCCAGCGGCACTGTTTCATCATTGAAGAGAATATCATCAATCTCCTCAACCTCATGCGCAGCCAGTACAATCACCCAATGCAGAACATCCAGCTTATTATCGCCACCGCTCACCGGGCGGCTATGCGTAAAGACCAGCGGCCCGGATACGCGTGTGCGGCCATAGACAATACGATGCGCCGTAATCGGCTGGTTCACCATTTCTGTGCGGCCACGGCTGCCTGTAGAAATCGATGTGACAGACGGTGCCGAAAACTTTGCCTGCTTAGGTTTCGGCGCGAAAATCGGCGCGGTAAAGGACACCACCGCCGATCCCACAACCCCGCCGACAATGGCACCGATAATGCCGCCGCCAACAACGCCGCTGACAAAATTGGAAGCCACAGCCCCCAGAACAACCGGAATGACCTGTGGCATTATCCAATCCTCCAGGCGCGAACCGCCTGCAAAGCCGGAAAGCCAATCAAGCCTTTAAAGCCAGGCGCATAGATATGTTCCCCAGCGCGGATCCCCAGCGTATCGCCCCGACCAATATCAAAAAGGCAGACATCGCCGCGCTGCGCTGCGAGCGGCGTAATTTCCGGAATGTCGTATTTGACGGCAACGGCCTCAGCAATACCAGCCACGCCGCCGGAGCGGTTTAATAAGCGGAGAGCCTGCGTTTGTGATGTATATCCCCGGTATGGCTGTGCCAGATCCTGTCCGGTAATTGCCTGCACACAATCCATAGCGAAGAGACAACAATCATTCTCTCCCCAGACAAAGGGTTTCAAGCGGGTAGCATCGATGAACCTGGCGAGACGTTCCGGCCAGTCAGGGTAGCGTTCAATTTGTGTCATGATTACTCCGGCGCTCTGCCCCAGACAATTTGTTTGTCCTGAAGCGAAGGCACGTATTCCAGCCCCTTATCGCCGGGGAAGCGTGATTGTTGATCGGCATCGGTGTAGCGACGGGTGCGCACGCGCTCCAAATCTCGCAGACGGCTTTCGGCAGTCAGCGTGATTGTGGCTGTATCGCCACCATCGGCGATTTCAGCTGTATCCATGCGGCCATCAAAAATCAGAAACGGATCAGCAATCAGCGTGGTAAAATCCTCATTGATAAAGCCCAGATACATCCGCGCTTTATGCCCCTGAATTTTCGCAGTGCTGACCTTTGTAATCAGCTCGGCGGGAATACCGCTCAGCTGAAAACTGGCCCCCGTAGCCTTTAATTCTGTTGTTTCCTCAACTGTACTGACCTTGCCAAGATTGCCTGCGCCGTACCAGATTTTGCTATCCCAGCTTAGCTGGCCGATACCGCTCCAAGCCCGGTCAATCGTCTCGCCAAAATCAAACTCGGCGAGGATAATCGGGCGCACGACCTGCTTCTCCGTCTCGGCAGACAGAGTTTCATCAAGGCGTTTTTCAGACATTTAATTCAGAATTTGTTCAAAGCTCAGGGTGTAAGAAGATCGGTTCGGCGGTACGGTACGGTTTTCTCCCGCATCGTCCTGGGTTAGACGCATCAAGACAGTCACGCCTCCGAGAACAAGTGGTTGTTCGGTAATGACGGTGCGCAGTTTTGGGGCAATCGGGACAAAGGCTGTTCCTTCAATATCTGTGATCACATCTTGCAAGATCAAATGCGCATGCCCGGCGGCAGGGGCAATGCTCTCTCCGGCAGGAATGACTTTTGTATATGGACGCAGCCCATTAATTTGCAGCGTCCGCTCAGAGCCGTTGATTAATGTCGGCTGGCCTTCACCCTCAAAGAAAGCTCCGCCAACTTGCACCAACAGATCATCATCGTTTTGCGCCTGCAGGCCATAGCCTTCCTCGATTGCAATCTCTAATGCATCCCCATGCTCAATAGTGAGCAAGAAGCCTTTGTCTGTTTCAAAGGGTATGCCGACATTATCAGCCAGAAGCACAAAGCCCGCTTCCGTCAATAGTGTGGTCTCATCATAAAAAATCAGCACCGCATCAAAACCACCGCCAAAGAGTGCATTATCTTCTGTGCCCAGCGGCGGGCTTTCCTCTGTGGTCAGAAAGCCGTCATCATTCGTATCATCATCAAAATCATAACGGTCATCAAAAAATGTCAGGCCAATTTCATTAGCATAATCATCCATGCTCAGCGTGACCGGCCTTGCGATCAGCCGCCTGAAATCCGGCACAAGAATTTGTCCAACGGCGCCTCTCATCTCGGCGATCAATGCATCCAGTTTACGGGCGCGGGTATTTTCAAGCTCAAACGTAAACTCCGCCACCCAGCGCGCGCCTTCACGTTCCAGCACATCAAACTGCCCGGTGAGCGTGGACAAAAATCGTGTTGATCTGTGCCTGATATAAAAGCTCTGGCTTTTCGGATAGATGCCCTCCGGCCAATCTAAAATCATTGCGGGAGCACCTCAATCAATTCCAGATCAAAACTGCTCAAACGGCGATTGTCGGTCGCGTTCTCTGCCGCATCATCATCCACCAACCGCATGCGAACGCGGCAATTATCTGTAACGAGTGGGCCGACCGTCACAGCCTCACGCAAACGCGGTGCAATTGCCACCAGCGCCTCTCCGGTTTCGTCTGCATCTACATCCTGCAAGGTAATGTGGCTGCGTCCCGGTGAGGTCTGGATCAAATCTCCAGCCTTTAGAACCCCTACCGCATCCGGCGTGAAGCCGTTAATCGTGATGGTATTCCCAGTGCCGCTGACAAGCTGAGGGCTTCCCGCCAGAGACCCCTTTGCCGATGGCCTACGGAAATCAGGCACAAACACATGCCCGACCGAACCACGCAGAGCGGCCAGCAAGGCATCGAGCCTGCGTGAATCCAATTCTGCCCTTACCAGCGAGAGTTTTGTAACCCAGCGCGCTGCATCACGCTCCAGAACCTGGACTTGCCCTGTGAGTGGGTTTTCAAACTTAGTCGAGAGCGTGCGGATGTAAAAACTCTGCTCCCCTGGACGCAGATCCAGTGGCCAGTTAAGTTCGATATCTGCCATGGGTTTTCCTATTCAAACCTTGATCCGCGCCGCTGCCATGTGTCCACGGTTTTGCGGTGGGCGATTTGCGCCGATGTCTGGATGATGCCGGGGATCCGAGCGCTCAATGCCTTATCAACAGCCTGCTTGACCATCTCGGAGGTGGCAGATGGATTAGCAGAATTTCTGGCGTCAACCGTTACTGAGAAATAGTTTCCACCGTTTACGCCAGCAGATTCCACACCCAGACGGCCAGACGACATTCTGGTCAAGGGCAACACAGCTTCCGGCCCGGCTTCGCCCATTAAACCCATACCGTTTGCCATGGGGAAGATCGTGGGTTTTCCGACAATACCGCCCTTGGCATAGGCCGTGATCTGTTGACCATTACGAAAAGCAGCGCCATCAGCAAACAGGCCGCCGAAGAAACCGCCTCCACTGTTGCCGCTTTGCCCGCCACCAAAAATACTGCTGATCAGGCCGCTTAAGCCTTGTGCGAGCGGCCCTGTGATCTGGGTACGGACAAGCAGCCGGGCGACATCTTCCAGAATGCTATCGACCAACTCTTTAAATTCAAACTTACCTGTGGTGGTGGCCTTAACCAGCGCATCCTCAAGCCCTTGCATGGCATTGGTAACCACGCGCTCAACATTTGCAGCCATGTCCGTGGCTTCTTCAGCGTATTTATCCAGCGCACGAACCGCACCATCGAACCATTTGTCACTGGCGGCAACCAGCTCGTCATAAGCCTTCTTCCCGGCAGCCTCGAATTCTTCAAGGCTGATGGATCCTTCTTTAAGAAGCTCGTTCAGCTCCTCCATCCGCTCATTGTATTTATCCTGAGCGGAAATGTTCTCATCCGTGATTTTCTTGATCTCTTCGATCAATTCTTTCTTGCGCTGCTCGACCCGTTCTTCTTCCTCCTTGGCATCGCGCAGACGGTAATACTCCTCGACCAGCCGTTGGATTTCCTGTCCCTCGCGGGTTTTCAGATCAACGCCAGCGGATTGCAGCTGGTTATAAAGCTCTTGCGTTTTTTCATCGCGGAGCAACTGCTCATTCCGGAACTTAAGTGCCTGCGTGACTTGTTCAATTTTCTGCCGCTCTTTTTCAAGCTGCTTGATAATTTCCTTCTCGGCCTTTGTCGGGCCGCTTTTCGCATCGCGTTCCTGCTGGACACGTTCTTGCTCAGCCTTTGAGCGGGCAATCTCTGCATCCCGCTGCAGCTTCTGGATCCGCTCTTCCTGCGCCCGCAGTGCCTTTATGGATTCCTCTGACGGACCAAAATCAAATGTGGCGACCAGCTGCCGCGCATTATCGGCAATCGCCGCGTCCACGGCATCGGCAAGGCGCGTAATGCCTTGCTGGGCTTTCATCTCCACACCGGGTAGCAAATTGATAATACCAACCGCGCCATCATAAATGGTTTCCAGTGAACGCAGCACCCCGCGCGCCAAACCCAGAATGGATGTTTGCACGACCAGATAAGCGGCCTTGATACCGCGCCCGGCGATAAATGCGGTTTTCTCGACAATGCCTGTGGCCTCTGCAAAAGCCATTTGTCCGGTGACGGCTTTAGACGCCACACCGATGCTGGTGGCCATGCCGGATGTCAGATCAGCCAGAAAATCAATAATCCCGCTCTCGCCAATCGTGCGTGCCAGCTCCACCCAGGCATTATTGAGCTTTGCCAGTGATCCGCTGATCGTGCCATCCAGTTTGGCGGCGGCGCCATCATAGGACTCCAGCGCCTTCACCAGCGTGGTGGCAAACATTTCTGCCGTCACTTCACCGGAATTCACAAGGCGGCGGAAACCACCAGCGGACAGCCCGGCAGCTTTATCCAGTTCCTGCAGAAGGCCAGGCAGCGGTTCGACCACCTGATTAAGCTCCTCCGCCCGCAGCGTGCCGGAGCTTAAGCCTTGCGAGAGACCAAACAGAACGCGGTCAATATCGGGGCCGCTGGCACCAAGCTGGGCGGCGGCGTTCACCAGACCTTCCGAAAGCTGGTTGACTTGCTCGCGGTTCAAAATACCGCTGTTTTGCAAGACCAAAAGCCGCGCATAACCATCGGACAGCGTTTCAATACCGACATTCAGTTCATCGGCCTTGCTTCTCAGATAGTCCTGCGTATTGGCGTAATCCTCGGCACTGCCAGTAAGGGAGCGCAGCCGGATATCAAGCTTTTCAAAGGTCTGGATATTGCGGAAGATTGAGCTGGCCGATGCCGCCGCTACGAAAAGCCGGAACCAGTCGTTGAGGTGATGTTTCGCGCCATTCCGGCAATCGCCGTATTGGTACGGCCAGCCGAATTGCGGATTTTTTTGAAATTCTGCTCACCCTTTTCACCGACCTTATCAAACTCGCGCGTGACTTTGACGCTGCCATCTACCTTGAGGGCGATGACATAGTTGGAACGGCGATCAGCCATGTTTTGTATTTTCTTCTTGGGTTATAGCATCCAGAATTCCGGCTTCGCCTTCTCTCAAAAGCTCAGTGACAATTTCCAGATCAAAGCTGCGGGCTTTGGCGATTTCTAATGCCGCCCCCATATCAATGCCGACCACACGGCCAGACGGCGCAAGCCGCAGCTGGGATGTACAGCTTTCCAAAATTTCCCATGCCTGCTGTTCCTGCACGAGGCGCGGTGCGAATTTTTGATAAGGGCAGAGATTTTCAAAGGCGCATGGCAGATCCTGCTCCTTGCAAGTGGCGCAGTAAGACGGCCCGCCGCTTTTCTTAAAATGCCATTCGGTCAGTTTTCTAATCCGCTCCTTGGCTTCGCCCAGCAAAAACACATAACGGGTGAAAAGTTGGAAGAAGCTTTCTGAAAATTCCGACACATCCATGACTTTGCGGATATTCTCTGGCGTGGGATCTGCCGGGGCGTTCTTCTCTTCATCCAAAACACCGTCCCAGCCAACAATATGCGTGACGGCCAGATCCTTGATCAGGTGATCCAGAAACAAAGCGTTACGCTCTTGCGGATTTTTCAGATCAACCGGATGCTCGACCACAAAACCGGACTCTTCGACATCGCGCAGACCTTTCTCCAGATCCGCCACTTTTTTCTGCGCGGTCATGGTGGCCACAGAATAGCTTAAGGTTTTTAGCGGTTTGACGGTGACCGTAAAGCCCGGAGCAATGCCGATTTTATAGGGCTGGCTGGGCTGCTTCAGAGTGATCATAGATACTGGCTCCCATCCAAATCATTCAGGAGCTTGACGGTCAGCATCTTGCCTTCTGCGGCATTATAGGCGCCCTGAAAATCAAAGCTCGCCTGCACGCCGCCTGGGCCATCGACCGATAGCTTTGGTTTTGGCAGATAAACCTCGTGCGCCAGAAGCTGCAGCCGTAAAGCTGGTGTAAGCGTATAAGAAAACTCCAGATCCACAGGCGTGCCAGCCGAGGCCAGATCAATTAGGGTGGTATCAGCAAAGCGGACTTCAATCGTACCAGTCAGCGCCGCAATGGTGGGATCGGCACCGTCAATCAAGCCGTCATCGCGAATGGTTTCAATACGCTCCAGATTGTTGTTGTAGCTGATCGATCCTGCTGTCAGGTTTCCAATGGGAATACCGCCGGATTTAATCGCGCCTTGAAACTGGCTGATCCGCTGAAATGTGAGCGTCTGCACCGTACCGCCTTGTGTGGCACTATAGCGTTTTTCAGCCTGAGCAATGGCATTAATCGTTGCCGCCGCCGCGCCAGAGCGCTGAAAATCAAAGGCAATGGAATTCATCACCACACCTGTATGCATGAAAAAGGCTGGAACCTTGGGCATGCCTACCTGAATGGAATAGCTAGGCAGTGTGTCATTGCCGGAGACAAATTCATGCTCTGTGCCGCCGCCCTCCAGCGTATTATCGCTGAGCGTGGCGACATCACAATCTTTGGCCAGAGTGAACGCATTCCCTGCTGATCCAGCCGTATCATGCGTCACCAGCAGCCGGGATGTGCCCGTGGGGCGGCTGTAAGTGGCCACGGTGACATTGCCATCGGATGAAGCATTAAGCTGCGAAACCGCATTATCAACGGTTTGAATGGCTGTGCCACCAATTTCGATCTCGTCACCAGCAGGCGTATCACTGACAAATGTAAATTCAGTGCCGTTGATCGTGATGGTATCGTTCTCAGACGGCAGGCCGGAAAAATCAATAAAGCCCGTCGCAGCAACATCACCGGAAGTCGGATCACCAAACAGTCCGGTCAGCCAAAAGCCGAGATAACGCGGATCCACCGGAACGACAATATCGCCGTCATCATTGATCACATCTCGGAGGGGCTGGAGCGGATCCCGGCCATAGCCGAGAACGGCATCCTCAATCAAGCCTTGTTCACTGCCCAGATCCGAGCTGGTAAAGGGCATTTGGTAATAGTTTCCGGATGCCTGCTGACCGTAGGCGCTTTCACGCTTGAGGAGCAGCGAGGCGTTCGAGCCATATGCACGCGCCATAGGGTTTTCTCCTTGTTTAGGGTGGTTGAAATAAAAAAACCCGCCAGTGCGGCGGGTTTTAACGGGGTTAAGTCAAAAATTACGAGACGAGCGGAATGCCAAAACGCTTTGATAGATAGCGTTCTACTTTCTCGATAAGCTGCATGTTCAACAATTCCATGCAGAAGATGACGGCGCCAAAGGCACCTTCAACGGCATAAATGTTGTATCCTGTAAAAAGCGTAATGTATTTCGGCGTTGTTCCGACAAAATAAGAGTCGTTCGGATCAATGTTATAGGGCAGCCCATTGGAATCGAGAGCCTGCTGCCCATTGCCCCGTATAATTAATTCGCTAGCACTGTGAAACATGAATGTACATATGGCACCCGACAGAAGGCCGATATTCGTGCGTGGAAAATTTCCATCCTGATTGCGCCCCCATGACATTCCTGCCGGATGATCGAGCGGCGTATGGTAGTTATTATAGAAAGCCATGATACGGCGGCTATTCGGACGATATGATTTGTAAACCATAAACCAGGTCTGTTGCTCTGTGACATATGGCCTGACATCATTATCACCGCGCAGCTCTACAAACTGATCCTGCAGCGAATTTCCTATGCCGGGCAAAGAGCCAAAAACATTCTGATCGTATGTCGGATGCACCCGACTGGATTCTGTCCTGACCCGTAAATGATGACCGTTTCCGGATATATCGTGCAGTTTATCGATTTTACCGTCCGGCTGCACAGTCGGCTTTGAAAGAATGGGATCATACCACGCCAGCAATTTTGGCAGATGGAGCGGCAAGCCTGAATAGCCTGTTGAGAGGCCAGGGTTTAAGAGCATGGTCATGAAAGCGCTGTCGGGGTTTCGTAATCTAAAATCAAAGTCAGTATGCCGGATTTAATGGCGTGGGAGCCTGGGACAATTTCGACTGTCACATCTGGCCGGGCGTAGCTCATGCCAAAGATCAAGCCGCCGAGATCAGGATCTGTCTCCAGCGCGGCACCAATCTGGGTAATGATCGTGTCAAACAGAGCATCGCGGCTATTCTGCGCGCCGTCTGCCACATAAATCTCAATTTCAACTTCATGTTCGTAATAGGCATTACCAAAACCGCCCAGCGCTTCATCCGGAAGGCCGGGATTGCCATCACGTAGAATGACCAGCCCATCGGCAGGTATTTTCTCCGGCACAGAGGCGTTACGCTCAAACTTGGCGTTTACCGCTCCCTCTACCAGCGTTGCCAATGCCTGCAAGATTGTTTCGGTTTTACTGGTCATCGGTACTGTTTCACCATCAAATCAATATGCTTGATGCCCCACTGATCGGCGATCTTCTGGACATCAAGTTTTTTCGGCATCTTGGCCGTGGGAATAAGAATAAACATCACAACGGTGGTAAGGCCGCGCCCGGTTTTTAAAGAACGCTGGCTGGCTTTGCGAAAGCCACGAAACTCACCTGTTTTACGGCTATAGGAAGCGCGGCGATCATCCGCGACCAGAAAAGCAGTGCCTCTGTTGCTGCGGACAAACCGTAAATCGCCTTTATGCTCGATGTACAAATCTGGTGTTGGCTTTCGCCGATTGATCCGCTTGGGCGCATTCTGGGTAGGAATAGCCAAATAACGACCTTCACGCGCGCGGATGACAGCGCCCTGATCAAAGGACTCAATAATCTCGGGCGCACGCGAATACACAAAGCCTTTAACATCGACACCGCTATCATCATAGATTTTGGATTGCCATGTGCGTGACAGACGCACGCCAAAACCGGATCCAACCACATCATTTCGCAGATCGGCTTTCAGGCCATTGGTGGCTTCCTTGGTCGCCTTCGTGGCCAGACGGCTGATAAACTCCGTTTCTTTTCGTAAGTTACGGCGAATATCGCCTATGGTCTTGGCATCCAGCCTCATAGTTTTCGCGTATCCAAAATCCAGACAAGAGATCTGACATCCTCTATGCGTGGCTCCGCCTGAATCAGATAAGTCTGGCCATCGATTTCCAGCCGATCATCTTCAGCAGGCGTAATGCTTTCCGAACGCCGCATTTCAAAAAACAGGGAGTCGATGGCAATTTGTGTCTGCCCAAGGTCGAGGAGACTATCTCCCCGCCTTGGGAGCACACGGACGGCCACCGGGTCTCCGACTTGCGGAACATAGGATGCATCAAGACCAAACTCCGCAAAGACCGTATCTATGGTCTCTGCAAAGCCGGTCATGTTTCAGCCTCACTGGATAGCTCCTCCAAATAAGCAAGAGCATCTTCTTTGGGAAGCGGCTCCTCCGTGACAGTGTTGCCATCCGGATCAATCACATCATATTTTCCAAAATGACGGTGCTTGATAGTGTATCCATCTTCTACCGGGGGAGAAGCATCTGCTTTTTTGGCCTTTTTACCCGCAACTTCCTCCAGCGTATCCCACCATGATTTGGGAATATCACCCTCGGAGATACCGATGATCTCGCCTTGCTTAAACTCCACCGTATCCAGAACTCCATAAAGACTGCCTTTCTTGTGATGAAGAACATGGGCGCGGGCATCAGCTTGCGATTTTTCCAGCTCCAAAACAAAACCGGGACCAAAGCGGACTTTGACCCCGGTTACCTTATAGCGTGTTGTCATGAGATCCTCCTTACACCAGCTGTGCCAGGCAGGCTTGCTGCCAGAAGCCATAACCCACGTTGCGCCATGTATCGACACCGTAGCGGTGCTTGTCTTCCTCAAACTCCAGTTCGGAGCCTTCAGCGATGGCTTTGAGCATGACGGTTTCTTCTTCCTGACGGATCAGCGGTTTTACCGATCCATCAGTGCGGAAGACGGCAAATTTGTCCGTCCATGGCAAGCGCGGATTTTGCGCAACCGAGAGCGTGACCTCATCCATGACCTGAACGATGTTGGTCTGCCCATGGGTGATGACCGGAGCCGCCGTTGCCGCCTTGGCCACATGCCACATTTTCGTTGGCACCATAACAAGGAAAGACCGGGCGTTTTCGTTCATTGGCTCGCCCTGGTCGTCCTTCAGCGAGTAAAGTTGCTGGATCACCTGCAGAATAGAAAGCTGCAGCTCTTCCACGGATGGAATGGTGGCGGAGCCATGGACTTCCGTTGGCAGACCGGAGATATCGATAGAGAGCTTATTGCTCTGCGAACCGCTATCGCCTTCTGCGTGATCAGTATCGAAGAAATACTGGCCATCGTAACAGATCTGGCTTTCCGCATTGATGATCAGCTCAGACAGCAACTTTGCCCAGTGAGCGTTTGTGCGGTCGGCCAGCTCATCGACACGAACCAGAACCTGCCCCGTTTTATCGCGGCGCAATTCGCGGACAAGCACTTCCAGCGTGGCTTCGAAATGCTTGTTTTCGATTGTGATGCCGTTTTCACGGAATCCTTTTGCCTGGCGACCACCAATCCATTCCCGCATGACAGGAACCTGACCGAGCCATTTATAGGTTTCGGATTCCTGATCGGAGGTGAAGTAATTGGATAGCGCAGCCACCCATTCAAGGCCAGGATTTTGCTCCAGCCGTTGATAAAAGCGCCCAATAATGGCGCGTGAAGACAATCCTTTTGCGGACATGATAGTTTCCTTTCTTTAGGGAGAGTTGGAGACTGATTAAGCGGCTGCTGTAATCAGGGTGTTGAAAGTCACAACACCCACACCCGATTTCACGAAGCGCGAAAGTCGACCGATATAGGTGTTATCAGTAGCGGTCAGGGTGAATGTGTTGTCATCGGAGGCATACACAGCAGCGCCAATATCGGTGATAGCGAGACCAGAGATTGGCACCTGGACGGCACCTTGCGTGCGGACACGCACTTTCACATCTCCGGCTGCGCCAGCCGCGTTATCAGCATTTTGCTCTGCAAAGCCGTAGAAATAATCGGCAGCTTGCAAAGGGCGTGCATAACCACTGCCATTATCGCCGACAGCCGCGCCTTCATAGATGATGTCTCCGGCGATAACCGGGACTTCGTTAATTGTGCCCAGCTCAAAGGGACGCTGGACATCACTTGCCAGTGTTGTCATAGGGATTTCTCCTGATTTTAGGGGGTTTAAGGGATTACTTGGCTTTAGGGGCGTAGCGCTTCACGCGGCCTTGCTCTTCAGCCTTGCGGTAGGCGATGTAGGCATCCTTATCGGAAAACTCCGTCCGGATATCTGCACTATTTCTCCATTCAGCCTCAGCCCGTTCTTCAATGGGCGCATTGGCATCGACCTGCGGTGCGCTCAGTACATCGGTGGATGTGCTGGGCGTGACAACGGGTTCGGCGGCAGTTTCCTCCGCCATGGTTTTGAGAGCATTGCCGCCGCGCTGTTTTTCAACAGCCACCATTTTGACAGCCAGATCGGAGGCTTTGGTTTTGCCATCCTTCTTGGCGGCCTCCAGCAAAGCCTCATGTCCGGGCATGGAGATTTCTTCCAACTGAAAGATCCGCTCCCGCTCATTTTCAGATCCGGCTTTGTAGCCTTCATTGAAACCACTTTTTGTCAGAGCGGTTGCAATTTCAGGGAAGTTTTTGGTGATATAGTCTGCTGTGATCGTGCTTTTTGCGACCATATCACCTGAGTTTCCGGAAGGTGTTTCCGGTGTTTCAGTTTGTTTCGTCATAACGACTCCTTTTGGTTTGGGTTGCAGTGTGGTGATAAGCGAGAGGGCATCTTTCATCCCTCCCACGAGGTCGGCCATGCCTGCACGCACAGCCTCACGGGCAGGCAAAACATCGCCTTGCCCGAATTCCGATAGGACTTTTTCTTGAGAAACAGTGCGGTTTGCAGCAACCGCGCTGATGAATTCAGCCTCCAAGGCATTAAGCCGGGATTGAATGGAATTACGGCCTTGCTCGCTTTCAGGATCCAGTCGCTTATTGGGAGCATTGGAAGATACAAACTCGACCCAGCCGGTTTCACGGATTTTAGGTACAGCCACCGCCACGCCGATTGATCCCAGCATAGTTGTCGGCCCGGCTACGATTTTATCAGCGGCTGAAGCAATCCAGTACGCTGCCGAGGCCGCATTCCCGTAGGCATAAGCCACAATCGGTTTCTTGCCGCGCGCCGCCGCAATAGTGCTGGCTAGCTCTTCAACACCTGTAATCAAGCCGCCTGGGCTATCAATGCGCAGCATGATGCCCGTAATTTCCGGATCATCCATTGCTTCGGCAAATTGCGCCTCTATGCTGGCAATATTGGTGCCGCCAAACAGCATAGAAAGAATATTCTGGTACGGCGTGATAATGCCGCCAACATCAATGACGGCAATCTTGTCGTGATAGCTGGTGACAGCCTCTCCCAGAATGACGGTTTCTTTTTGAAACCCTTGAGGTGCTTCAGCCGGAAGGCATTCCGGCATAATCGCCAGAATGGTTGAAGATGGAATATCCCACATTATGCACCGCCTTCCGTTTTGGCAGGGATGACGAACAACTCACCATCGACACCATTGGAGATGACGGAGATTTTTTGACCCGGCGTGATCGTTTCTGCCCAGTTTTGCATCTGGGGCAAAGGCACACTTCCAGCCGCATTTGCGGCGGTCGGATCATCACCAACCGTGTAAAAACAATCCTGCGTGGCGATCAAGCGCACCAGCGGGCTATTGATAACGGCAGATTGAGCGGCGGTAGCGGTAAAACTCACTTTCTGGGCATTAGCGTAATCCCAACATGGCGCCTGTACAGGCACATGTGCATTGCCGCTGACCGCACTGATAATGCGTTCAGTCATAATCATCTCCTCATTTGTCGGTTAATCTTGCTCTTCTGGTTCTTCCGAAAATGCAGGCTGAGCCACTGGCGCTTCGACTTCTTCTAATCCGGCTTCCAGACGCATGCGTTTTTCTTTGGAGCGCTGACGGTGCTTGCGCTCCCAATCGCCGCCAGTCAGTGCCGCCGTTTCTTCGGCCAGCGTTGAAATACCCATATCCACACGTTCGCGCGCGGCTTTGCCTTCTTTCAGCTGGTCAATCTGACCTCTGGGCGGCCCGATCCATTCACTGCCCAAATACGCAGCGCGGATCATGGGGTCAGAGAAAAAACCGGGAGCGTTCAAATATCCCCTGGCAACAGCCTCTGTAATCACAGCCTCATAAACGGGCTGGCAGAACATGCAGGCCAGCCATTCCCGGCGGGAGCGGAAAAACTTCCATGCCTCCAGCAAAGCCGCCTGCGCAGCGGAATAACTGGCCGTGAAATGCTTCACCAGCAGCTCGAAGGGGATTTCCAGCGCAACGCCAACCTGCCGCAGAATGGCCAGCACAAACTGATCAAAGGCTGCGTTCGGACGCTTGGGATCAGCAATCTCCACGCTTTCGTAAGGTAACAAATCCAATATCGCGCCGGGGCCAAGCTGAAAATCCTTATCATCGCGGCCAGAACCAGCGCTATCTTCCATCGGCGCAAGGCCATCCGGATCCTCGGATTTAATGAATACGCTGAACATGGCCGACACCACCGCTGCCATCAGCTCGGCTTCGGAATATTTATCCAGCTGCTTGAGACTTTCGATAACAGGCGCCAGATAAGGTGCTGGCCGTGTCATGCCCACCCGCGTGGGGCGCGCCAGATGATTAACCAGCCAATTTCCATCCCGATCATACGCACGAAGCTTTACCCAGTGCCGGGAACCGGGATCCCGAACATCACCGGGATGCGCCTGCAAAACATGATAAGCAATAGGTGCGCCGAATGCGTTTTTCTCAACACCGCCTGCCAATCTGGGCGTATCCATATGCCAATCAGGATTACTGATCCGGTCGGCTTCCACCAGCTGCAGACATGTGCCATAGCGTGCGCCCGGCCTTTGCGTAAAACGCCGCAGTACAAAAACATCACCAGCTTCCAGCACCGAACGCATTGCCAGATCCTGCATTCCGGCAAAATCCTGCATATGGGATGCATCGCAATGTTTAGATGCCGCCCAGTACCGGAATTCACGCTCGGCAGCCCGTTCAAATGCATCAAACTCTTCTTCCGTATCGCCCAGCACGCCTTTCAGCACATCTCGATCCAAGCGGGACTGCACTTTAAGGCCAGTGCCGACAACATTCGTGACAACGGTATTAATCGCACCCGTTGCCAGAGGCGCATTGCGGATCAAATCGCGGGAACGCTCCCGCAAAGCCGGAAGATCAGGCAGTGTGACCTGATCGGCGCTGCCATCAATGGTCTGCCATGCCTTGGTTTGGCGGCGGTCTTTGCGCGCGCCTGTATAACCACCGTACAGTGCCATGACGGTTTTGGCTTTCAGGCGGCGCACACCTGCTTCAGGGGAAACCCAACCGATGAATTTATCAAGCGCGGTCGGCTCTGGGAGTGAAATACGTTTGCGGCTCATAACGGGACACCTCCGCGCATACGAATTCCACCACGGCTTTTTCGCTCAATCCGCTTTTCCAGATAGATTTCACGATCATAAAGGGTTTTGAGATCACCCTTCGTGACCGCGCGGCCTTCATAGGAAACGCTCTGTCCTCCGCCTTCAATGGCGGCAATGGCTTTTTGCACGCGTTCTAGCTTTTCTTCCAATGTGTCACTCATAATTTCACGCCTTTGCTCCGCGCACGCCGTCTTACAGGCTTACGCGTTGTTGGTTTGGGTTGATCTTCTTCTGATGATCTTGGTTTAACGGGTTCGTCCAGGCCGAGTGATCGTTCCATTTCACGCCAATGGCGATCACCAAAACGATCCAGTCCTTCTACAGCCGCAGCTGCGCGCGCGTAAACGTAGCAATCCAGAGCTTCATTGCGCTCTCTGGTCTTTTGCCATTCCCGCACCGCATAGCCACGGCGGTTTTTCGATGTAATCAGTTGTTCAGAACAGAGCTGCTTCAAATATTCCTCATCCACCTGCGGCAGGTGGACATATCCAGCCGGATACGGATCACCGCTTTCTTTCGTTGGCGGGTTTTTCCGCAAATTATTAAATAGCTCCAGCTTGGCAATGCCGCCAGCGACTGGCCGTACGCGCAATCCGCGTTTGAATTTTTTACCATCGGCGGTCATTTCAACCGCGCTTGGCAATCCGACAAGAGCCGCACCGCGCTGGACACCTTTAACCACCATCACCAGAGATGGGCTTTGTCTTCGCGCCCAGTCATAAACTTCCTGCGTGGCGTAACCACTATCGAGAGCCACACGCTTTAAGGCCAGATCAAAACCGTTTTCATGCGGCCATGTCTCGCCAAGAAACTCCGTCAGTTTATTCCAAACGGCAGTGCGACCTGTGTCGCCATCCAGAACCCGGTGGTCAATCAGCCAGCTTTCCTTATCGCGTCCCCATGCCCAGATGGACACTTCAATCCGGTCTTTTTGAACGTCCGCACCAGCGGTGATAAATAACCCGCCTTGTGGAATACTGCCGATTTTGTATGGCTCACGGCGTTCGTAAAGCCTCTGCCAATCGGGTGCTTCGCCAGTTTCCACGTATGTTTCGCCAAGTTCAGTATTTTTGAATGATTTAATCGCCGCGTCCGAACCTTGGGCATCCACCCAGGCACGCGCAATTTGCGCCCATGATCGCCAGCCATAGGGTGAATACAGGGAAGACAGGTGAAATCCGGCTGTTCTGCCATCACATTCGGCCTGTGCCTCCCAATAACCGTTCTGCAGCATCCATGTTTTGTGCCGCTCCTCAATTTTGTGTTCGCAATGCTCGCATTCATACAGCGCATCTTCCGGTTTGCCCTTTGGCCATTTCAGTTGTTCAAACTTCAGCCATTGATGCGTTCCGCATTCCGGACATGGCACCATGTATTTACGCTGATCACTCAGCTCATATTCACGTTCAATGCGCGAGATGCCGCGAATGGTTGGCGTGCTAACCATCAGGATTTTACGGCGGGCAAATGTCCGTGTTCTGGCTTCCGCCAGCGCAACCGGATCGCCTTCACCCTCAACATCACCGGGATAAGCGTCCACCTCGTCCAGAAAAAGGAAACGAACCGGCATGGATCGTAAACCTGCGGCACTGTTTGCGCCCGTTAGCACGAGAATGCCGCCCTGAAATTCCTTTTGCAAAATCGTGTTGCCGCTGTCGCGTGAGCGAGCGGGTTTGACGCGGCTGCGAATAACATCCGAGTCTTCGATCAAGGGATCGAGCCGCTGCTTGGAATTGCGCTTGGCCATTTCGACCGTAGGCAGGATTGCCAGCATCGGCCCCGGCGAATGATGGATCACATATCCAATCCAGTTGTTGCCGCATTCTGTACCGCCGATCTGCGCGCCCTTCATGAAAACAATCCGCTGCACCGGAGAGCTGGAGGACAGGCAGTCCATAATCTCGCGCAAATACGGCGTTCGGTCGGTGCGCCATGGGCCTGGCTCTGAAGCCGCCTTGCCGGAGAGCCGTCTGTGCGTGTCTGCCCATTCGGATACCGTCAGCACCTGATCGGGACGCAGCGCCCGGCGCATTGCCCGCGTAATTGATTGCTCTGTCACTGTTTGCATTCATCTGTCAAACCCGCGCTGGCCTTGTAAAAAAGCAATGAAATGATCCTTGAATAACCTGGATTAAAGTTCGAAAGCGCGCATTCATGGACATGTAAGCAATTGATTTGAAAGGAGCTACACACATGAAAAAAAGCAGCGCGCAACGTAAGCAAGAAGCCTTGGATGCCTTCATGGGGCACAAAGCCCGCATTGATGAAATCCTGAGCCGACTACAAGAGGCCAGTGATGACCATTTCGGTACAAACCCCGATGAAATCCTCTGGGGTGATGCAGGGTTTTTGGCGGATATCGCCGTCAGCCTGCAGCACATCAGCGACCGTGTTTTTAACGAAGGCGAATACGCCCCCGAAAACAAAGCCTAATCAAGGAGGACAATCACATGACCAAGAAAACAAAAACACCAAAGCCAGCCGCCAAAAAAACGCCAGCAAAACCGCTATCCGAGCGTATGAATAAAACGTTCCAAGTTATGAAGGCTCTAGGCCGCGATGACGGCGTTACCATTGACGAGCTGATCGAAATGACGGGATGGCAACCTCACTCCGCGCGTGGATTTTTGTCAAACATCCGCAAAAAACTCAAAGATAAAGGCGAGGATAGCCAAATCGTCAAATACACACGCGATGGCAAAACCATGTACAAACTCGAACCGCTCGAAAAGCCAGAAGGCCAGAGCGATGAGTAAGAATCTGCTTCTGTATCACGTCTATGGCCGCCTAGAAAACGAAACGCTTCAACGCGAAAACATAAGCCGTGATGAAATACCGGATATCATCCGCGCCTATATTGCCGAGGAAGGTGTGACATATCACATGATCCTCGGCATTAATGGTGATGGCGTAATTTGTTCACCAATCAAAGACTGGACAACAGAACATCCGGATGCGTTTTCAAGCCTTGAAGTCGTTCCGTGGGCAAGCATTCAGAAATATAGAAAGCAATAGCACTGATCACTTGATTAAGGTTGAGAATGAAGCGTTCATGGTGTTGTAAATTAAACAAAGGAGCAAAAAACATGGACAAAGAACAGCATATTGAGCAAATAGCCAAGAAGCACTTGATGATCGAAACACTGGAGCCACGAAACTCTGATAGCAGCGATTTTCACGACTGCGCGGTGTGGAGCATCAAGGCTGCATTAGAAGCCGCATACGAAGCTGGCCGCCAAGCTATAAAATAATTAACCTCCAAACTCTTCGCCTGTCTCTGCAAGATGGGCTTTCTTCTTCGTAGCTTCTTGCCAGCGTTTTACAATCACGTCGACATATTTGGGATCAAGCTCACTTGTCCGGCATTGCCGCCCCAGCCGCTCACAGGCTATGAGCGTGGAGCCGGAGCCGCCGAAGGGATCCAGCACAATATCCTTGGTCTTGCTCGAATTCTTGATGGCACGCTCGACCAGATCAACGGGTTTCATTGTGGGGTGTAAATCATTGACGCGCGGTTTGTTCACAAACCAGACATCGCCCTGATCGCGCGCACCGCACCAGTACCGATCATTGCCTTCCTTCCAGCCATAAAGGATCGGCTCGTACTGACGCTGATAATCAGAACGCCCCAGCGTGAAGGTGTTTTTCGCCCAGATGATGAATGTCGACCATTTGCCGCCAGCGGCTATAAACGATTTTTGCAGCGTATGCAGCTCGGATGAAGACATGCAGATATAAAGGCTGCCCTTGGTTACCATCAGCATATTGGTAATGGCATCGTATAAAAACTGCTCAAAGGCTTCGCCTAGATTATCATTCATAATCGTCCGGCCACCGCTTTTGCCCTTAGCTTTGCGCTGCTTATCTTTTGCCGTGTTACCGTAATCCACATTGTAGGGAGGATCGGTAAAAACCATATCGGCCAGCTGCCCATCCATGAGTTTTTGCGTATCATCATAAATGGTGGCATCGCCGCACAGCACGCGGTGATTGCCGCAGATCCATACATCGCCGGGTTTGCTGATCGGCTCCTCCGGCACTTCGGGGATTGCCTCTTCTTCCGGCTCTTCGTCTTCGTCCTCCGCAAAAAGAAGATCATCAATTTCGGATGGATCAAAACCGAGCAGATCCAAATCAAAATCCAGATCGTCCAATGTCTCCAGCTCCAGTTTCAAAAGTTCTTCATCCCATCCGGCATTCAGGGCAATACGGTTATCGGCAATCACCAGCGCCTTGCGCTGCGCCTCACTCAAATGCGATATTTTAATGGCGGGAACACTTTCCATGCCGAGCTGCCGCGCAGCCATCAAGCGGCCATGCCCGGCAATAAGCACGCCGTCTTCATCCACCAGAACCGGGTTTACAAAGCCAAACTCGGCAATGCTGGCGGCGATCTGCGCCACTTGTGTGTCAGAATGCGTGCGCGCATTATTGGCATAGGGGATCAGATCGTCCAGCGAGCGGTATTCAATATTCAGATTGTCCATGATCATTTATCGCTAAAAGGGTAAAGAGTTCGGAATGCATACGCTGCCACCAATGGCACCACGCCGTTTCCACAGGCGCGAAGTCTGTCCACCCGATTGGCCATCCCATCAGCCATTCGGTGAACAGCGGGTTTAAGCGCATCTGGGACATGTCCCCATTGCTCATGGCCTCCTGGTGCTGGTGGCCAGAGCGGAATGCCATGCTCGGCAATGAAATCTGCCCTGTTTCCCGGCGGTTCATGCCGGGGCTGTCTTTCCAGTCCCGCGCCATCGGGGTTGGCCACGCTTTGGCGGTCTCTGCTAGTCCCGATCCGTGAGTTGCGCTGGTCGATCCCGGCTCTTGTGCGCGCGGTGTTGGCCACTGCACTCTGGCTGTCCGATAATCCTTGCCCGCTTTTCGGGCTTGAAGATCCTGTTTCGTGTAGGGGAATCCGTCCGGCTGCATGACTGTTTCCGCCAGTGACGGTGTTCTCAAAACATTGCGACCGTCTTTGCGGATCATCTTTTCCGGCGGGCGGGCGCTGCTCACCGATGCATCGGTCGCCGTGACGGTAGGCCAAAATAAAGAGGCGCTCTCGCTTATGCGGCGCACCAACTTCTTCCGCTGTAAACAAACCCGCCGCAACGCTGAAACCCATTGATCGTAAGTCATCGTGGACTTGTTCAAACCCCAATCGTAAATGATGTGAGACGTTTTCGAAGAAACAGATCCTGGGTTCGATGGTGCGGACGATTTCCCGTATGAACGGCCAGAGGTGGCGCGGGTCTTTTTCCGCGCGTTTGGCTCCGGCAATGGAAAATGGCTGGCACGGATATCCCGCAGTGATGATATCCACGCATCCACGCCACGGTTCTGGGTCGAAGGATTTAACGTCAGACCAGACAGGCGCCGCATCCATCGTTTCATCCGCCATGCGCGCTGCAAGCTGCGCGGCGGCATAGGCTTCCCCCTCGACATAACAAACGGTTCTTGTTCCAGGCATTGCGAGTTTAAGGCCGAGTTCAAGTCCGCCCGCCCCAGAACAGAGGGACAGCACTGTTGAGGTATGATGATCCACACTTAGCGTTTCGGTTTCAAAGCTGGTTTGTTGGCATCGTCCAGGACGCGGACAATCTCGTTGTATAAAATCTTATGAACAATGTGACGGTCGGTGCTTGCGGCCAGCTCTGCATCAAGACGATCAGGGATCGTCAGCAGGTTATCGCGCAAAGGGGCGAAAGTGTTTGAATATCTGTGTTTCGGTCTTCGTCACGGTCGATTATATTTTCCGGCCTCAACCTTGGCCTTGATCTCCAATAATCTTCGCTTTTTCAGTTTCGCTTTTGATCCGTGTTTTCAAAAGCAGCGTGGGCAATTCCGATACAGGTAACCTACCGGACATTTGCGTAGGCGTTGCGGGCTGCTCCTTTTCTGAAACTGTTTTCTTGGCAGGCTCTCGATATGCATCTAGAATTGGATCCGCAATGGCCGGATCAATCAATCCTTTTTTTGTTTTCGGCAAAACACCTTTTTTTACCAGCTGCCCAACATATTGCTTGGTTATGCCTCGATAATTTGCGTAGGCACCATTCGACATATGATTTTCAGACATGATGATTATAGGGGTAAAGTGGTAAACCGCAGCTGTTTACCCTAAAGCTAATTTACAATATTTAAATAAAACAAATGGTTAGGCTTTTAATGTTGGGGTAAACTGTACCAAGGGGTAAACAAGATTTTTCTCCAGACGCTAAAAAACTCCCGCGCGTTCCCCGCCCCTATAGGTTTCGGCCCCACAGGACCCGCGGACTTTCTGAAGTCAAGTTGATTAGGGGCGGTCGCAGCAGCAAATCGCGCATTTCTGTCCAGCATAGAAAAACCATACCCCAAAAATCGAAAAAGTGTTTCAGGAAATGTGTGTTAACGGTGTTGCAACACTGTTTCAGATGGCTCGCAAGCATGGCTGGCTCTCAAAAACGCTTGAGTTTATTCTGGTAGTCACCATCCGGATCATTGTTGTTCAGGATTGCCGCCAGACGGTTTGTCCCCACGTTGAGGTGCCGCCAGAGTGTGGTCTTGCTGCTGTTGAAATCATGCTCCAATACTTTCCATGGAATGTTGTTGGCGCGCGCCCAGATCACCCGTTGCTCGATGACGTTCAACCATCGCAACCAGCGCATGACTTCTTCCATGAAATCCACCTGCCTGGGCAGAGCGTAGTTGCGCCGCCGCCTTGCGTGCAGCATGTCGTAGTATCGCTCCCAGTCATCCTTGAGCGTGTCCGGCCACATGGAATGGTAGCCGGGGACTCGCACGTCAGGAATGCATCTGTGGATCTCGGCGGCTTCTTCCATAAACGCCATCACAATCTTTTCTGTCCAGTATGGTTCTGGAGGTGGGCCGATCATTTTCATTGGGACTCCTTCCGCTCGCCGTAGAGCTTCTCTGCGATTTGTTTGACCAGTTCCTTTTCCGGCCAAGTAAGGCGGCTGTCAGATGGGGCTACATTGAGAACGCCTTGCTTACGCCAGGCGGCTCTGCGCATCAGCTCCATCTCATCTTCGTTTTTGGGGCTGGCACCTGCTGCTCTCCCCAGTGGGCATTGGTAGTGGCTCATGGCCTTTCTCCTTTCTTTTCGGGTTAAAACGGAATGTCATCGCCCTTCGACCAGTCGAATGGCTTGTCCTGTTGTTGGGATGGGGTTTCTTTTTTCGTGATGGCGGTGACTTCTGCGCCGGGAAAAAGCTGTTTGATTTTGGCCACGTTCTCGTCCATGCCATCAATCAGCTGGGCAATCTCGGTGATCGTCCATGTTTCCAAATCCGGTCTGGCAATGGCGTGTGCTTCAGCGGAAGTTTTGACAATCGCCACAACGCGGCCTGATACCGGAAGCCGCACTTCCCAAATATCCGCCGATAAGACAGCTTGCTGGCTTCTCGTTGCTTCCTGATCCAAAGCCTGCCAGGCGCGTTTCATACCGCCCACCTGAATATCGATGAGGGTGAGGTCACCGGATTGCAGTGCTTCATCCAGCAGATCTTTTTGCCGATAAAAGGCTGCCCGCATCTGATCAGAGACAAGCAGCGGCAATCGATCCACGCCCCATTTGATTTCCATCTCTCTGGCCAGATAATCCAGCCCTTCAGTGAGGGAGCGTTTTTTGTAATGATCCGGCGCCATGGCCTGCTGGGCAGCACGAAGGGCATCGGGGTTGACGTATGGCTTGCGGTATTTGCTCATGCCGCACCTCCGGCAAGATCCGTCAGAGACCAGATCGTATTCGGACGCCGCGCAGCGCAAGCGCGGCTTCCGAAATAGATCCTTAAGGATCTAGGGAACAGCTTCCGCAAATGCCTACTGAATAAAATCAATAAGTTAAAGGGTATGCTTCCGCAGCTTCCGTAAACACTTCCGCATAATGAAATCAATGGTTTGTGTACCATGCTTCCGCTCCTTCCGTTTTTTGTTCTGGTAATTTGATCAGGCGATAACCTTTGAGTTTTGAACTTGAATTGACCATTTCTGAGGTGATGATGCCGTCATCCACCCACTTGCCCTGAAGCGTCTGGGCAACCGATTTGCTGAGGCCAAAATGTTTCTTGAGGAATTTGACGATATAACGTGGCCCGGTATTCGGTGCCTGTGATACAGGCTCACCGACATTCCAGCGGTTTTCGATTTCTTTCAGGATCTCGATCTCCGTTTCAAAATCCGGATATCCAATCTCATCAGGATCCAGATTGCTGAGGTTCAAATCCTGAACGAGAAGACCGCTTTCCGCCCTGGCGTATGTGTGAATAGCCTGTAGTACATCATCATTGGTTTTGACGATGGCACCTTGAATAATGGAATTTTCTTCAAAATCCCGGCCTAAAAACTGGCAGCAGATCCGGGCGTAATCCTTGTCCGCTTGCCACAGGGCATAAGCGCCGCGTGCACCGTCCACCAGAGCCGTTGATCCGCGTATTGCTTCTCGCGCTCCGGCAACACTGGTGATGTTGTGCATGCCTTCTTTGCGCATGTGATGCGTAACGATAATCGTTGCCCCGGTCTCCGCGCAGATTTCCGCAAGCGCCGACCACATAAACTGTGCTGCTGCCGGATCCGATGTGACATCCGCCATGTTGAAGGCTTGCAGCGGATCAATCACGACCAGCTTTAAATCCGGCAATTCCAGCAGCTGAGCTTTAAAGTCATAGAAAAATTCTGTTTTCTGCGGAACACCATTTTCCACATCAATCAGGGGACGCGGGCCACCAACGCTAGGCATGGGAACAACAATCAGCCGGTCGCCTGCCAGCACGCGTTTATCGGCTTCATCGATTTTATTAAAGCGGCGGTGAATGGTTTCATAACTATCTTCTGCAGCTAGGATGACCGCTGTGCCGTGTTCCTTCAGTTGCCCGCCGAATACACGGTACGGAAATGACATTGAGGTGGTGGGCAATGAAACATGCAGCGCCAAATCCAACGCCATATAGCTTTTCCCGACACCGCCCATCGCCGCCAGCAGGATCGGCACGCCAAGAGGAATTTGATTTTCAACCAGCCAGCGTTGCTCCGGTGCTTCCCCTGCATATTTATGACCGTTCCAATCTTTCAAAACCAAGGACGCGATGGGCGTGAGTTTCGGCTGCTCCAAAAGAACCGACGGATTTTGAATGTTCCATTTGTCCCGCGCACCCTGCAGCATCTTTAAAACTTCAATGCGGGTTTCCTCGCGCGTGTATCCGGCTAAAGTCAGACTTTCCGCAGCCAGCAGAATTTCCTTATCCGACATGCCCGCATTCACCCAGTGGGCAGTAAGTTTGACCATGTTTCTGTGCCATTCCCGCCCGGCGCGGATATTGGCGATACAGCCATCGACCGACAGCCCATTTAGATCGGGCAGATTTAATGTACTGTGATGTGTCACAGGTATTTGTGTGTTTTCGGGAAGTGTCGCGGAAGTCTGCGGAAGCTGCGGAGGACTATGTTTTGCAATGTTTAGAAGTGCTTCCGCCGGAACATCAGGTCGCCCTAAAAGCTGGACTTCCGTCACTTCCGCAACGCGCCCAGGCTTAACCGGCCATGCAATAGAACCACCCAGCCGCATGACGCGGGAAGGATTGACGACCGTCTCATCACCGCTTAAGGCCACCGCCAAATGCTTATTGAGAGACCGGGCTTTATCCGCATTTGTTTCCGGCTCATCCAGCCGCCACCATAATTGCGCGCGGAAATGAGGATGCTGCCCTGTGATCACCACCAGTGTCGGGCCGACCGCTCCATAAATCTCGCGGGCTTTGGAGGCTACGCCCGGCTTATCCAGATCAACATAAGCAGCAGTTAAAGAAATGAACGCGTCATCACTGGTGCGTTTATGATCGGGCAGTCCTTTTTTGCGTAAGGCCGCGCCGATATAAATATTGCTGCCCTCAGCATTACGCGCGGCGGCAAAATCAGGAATCTCACCAAAATCGGTAATATCAAAAAGCCGGGCTTTCGAGAGCGCGTGATTATTCTGCGGATCCGTCCATGCCAACTCAATCATCCCATCCGCATGGGTTTCACCAAACAGATGCGTCAGCTGCAACAGCATCGCTTCTTTGTTCGGCTCCAGATGTGATTGATCAGCAGTCATTAAAATTCAGCTTTCAAAAAAGGGGGTTGCCCGGCGTAATGCCGGACAACCAAGTTGCAGGGAGGTTTAGAAGACGGGTTTGTTGAGGCTGCCACTGTCCGGCTGAGGTGAGGCCGATTGAAAGGAGTTATCCGTTTGCGGCGGCTGGACAGACGTGGCGGCCTGAGAAGGTGGTGGAGCTGGCTGTGCAGCTTTAAACCCTGTGTTCGCTTGCTGGGTAGGTTGCGCGAACCCGGACTGGCTTACGAATTGCTGCTGGCCTTGATTGTTACCGTCATCGCCGAGCGGTTCATCAAAGGCCGCCGGACGATCAATCCATCCAGTGATCTGGAAGCTTGGGATGTTCGTACGGCCACCTTTGCGGCCAATCTGCGTAGGCGTTGCGCCGACATATTGAACAAGAGGCACTTTGCCGGGATTTTGATCCTTGGCTTGCTCATAAAGGGCATACAGCCCCTTGATACCCTCAACGGCGCCGACACCAGTGGTGGCGAATTCGCGCAACTGGAACGGTGCATATTCCTGTGGTAACAGGATCAGCACATGGAAACCCTTTTTCCATTCACGGCCATCATTCGGTTTGGGTGCCTGATGTTCCAGTGACGGATCCCAGACCCATTCAGGAGCCTGGTCTTCGGCGAAACATCCCCATCCGGTTTTGATTTTTCCGAAATCAAAGAGGCATTGCGGAAGCTGAATGGTTTGCATGCCTTCCTCTGTAGAGAGCATCCAACTGGCGGTTCCGGCCATATAGCGTACATGCGGTACTGCATTGGCAGAGCGTTCGAGGTTATGTAGTGGCATTGGTCATTTTCCTTTCTTGATTTATGCGTTGTTTAAAAACCCCAAAGCTCTCTGGCGGCGCCTGCCGTCAAAGAGTCCCAGCGGAAGTTTGAATAGTCGGGGATGGTGAGCTGGCTGAGTTCCTGCCAGTCGCTGGAAAGGGATAAAAACCGCTGCAGACAATGTGCAATGCCTGTGGCGGTATGAATGGCGTAAGCGGCAGCCTCCGGCGTTAACTCTAGAACGTCCGCTTTGCTTTTCGTGACGTAGGCAAATCGCTGTGCCCGATTACCAGAAGCCTTCCAATACACCGCGCCTTGCAGCTGGTGATCGAAAGACATGTCGGTTGGCATGCGTGCTGTGGTTTTGAGATCGATATCAAGGCCATGCTGATCGAAGGAAAAGTCCTTAAAACCGATCAGCGGTACAGGGATGCCATCGAGAAAAACTTCAATGCGGTGCTGTTTTCCGGTTTCCGGCTTTGTGGGAATGCCATAAGGGCGGAGCGTGCGAAGTGCGTTACGCACCATGCCGTCCCAGGCTTGCTTTCGTCCTTCTGCCGGACGGCCTGTGATTTCATGTAGCTTATTTTCCCGGTCTTCCTGATCAAAGCCGAGCGCCGTCTTTTTCAGATATTCATCTTTGGCGAATTGAATGATGGCCTCTTCATCCATGTCCGGATGATCAAGGCCGCGGGCAACAGCATCTTCCACTGCAATCCCGGCCAGCATATTGACGCTTTGCTGTCCTTTAACTTTTCCCAGATAGCGAATGATCCAGAGCGGCAAATTATCGCGGGCGAGATTAAGGCTCGATGCGGAAAGATGTTCAATACCGTGTTTTTGAAATGGGTTCATCGCAAGCCTCACTTCTTCCGGCTTATTTTTTGGCGTTTAACACCATTCAGCCATGCTTTGAGCTTGCGGGCTTTTTGATAGGCTTCCTCAGCACTGACGATCAGAGCATCAAGATCCTGATCTGAAAGTGCCAGCAGGTCACCAACAGGTGTTTTATATATGTCGTCTAATTCGAGGGGGCGTTTATCGTTCGTCATTTCGCTGATCTCCTTGCGTGTGTAATGGAGATCAGCTTGAATTAATGAGGGTGGTGAGCGCGTGGTGAGCGGTCGGTGCTCAGCTTATGACAGGGTAGTGATCAGCCGACAAGGCGATGAATAATATTCGTCACTACACCCCAGATATGCAGACGGTTTTTTCCATTCAGCTTAATAGGCTCGTATTTATCGTTTTCCGGCTTTAAGAAAACTTCGCTGTCTTTAACATGCAGCCGTTTGACGGTGAGATTGTCATCGATGCCTGCAATGACAATGTGGCCATGCTGCGGCTCAATCGAACGATCCACGATCAGAATATCGCCGGACCGGATATTAGCACCAACCATGGAATCGCCTTCTGCCACGACCATGAAGGTTTGCTCCATATCTTTGATAAAGAATTCGTTGAGGTCTATATAATCCTCAACATGGTCTTCCAAAAACGAAGGAGAGCCAGCCGGAACGCCTGCCATGTACAATGGTATGCGTTGCCGTTTGACTTTTTTTACACGGATAAAATCTTTAACATCCTTTACGAGACTCGCTGGAACCCGCAGAGCTTTTGTAGGCTCTCCGTATTTTCCGGTGCCTGACTTGCGGCCAGCACCCTCTCTTTTTCCACCATGATTACTCATAAATTATCCTTGAGGTTGTATTCAGATTGACTCAATTTATTTGATTGTGGTACAAAAATCAAGTTGGTTGTGTTGGGGGGATTCCACTTACCGATACCCAAATAACATTGGCAGGAAGGAAAGGAGCTGGAGCTATGGCGGGCTTACCAGAAAGGGTTTTTTATTCTCTAAGCGATATTCAAACAGCTTGGCAAATCAGCCCCTCGGATATCAGGCAATGGCTCATGCATGGGCAGATCCGCGCGAATGTCTGGCTTCCTCTGATGAGCGTTTATGAAATCAGGGAAGAAACCGATGGCGCGCGTATTATCCTGACAAAAGAATTACGGCACTGGGAAGGGTACACACCGCTTTACCCACATCACTGCAGGACATTATTCAGATCGGGCAAAGTTTATTTGCGCGATTTTTTATGTCTGGCCAACAACTCTAAACTGGAATTGCCGGAGACAGCAGATAGCATGCGTTTTTGCATCAATGACCTAGTCATCCTGAATGATGACCGCATAGAGTTTGAGAAACAGCATCACATCAGCGAAACATCGATTTGTAATGTCAAAATAATAGGCCGCGTTGGTAAAACGCAGCCAATAATTAAGAGCACTGATTATGACCCTACATTCAGGAAGATTATTTTTAACGGGCAGAAATACAGCTTCGGCGATATTCAAGCCGATGTTATTCGCCAGCTTTATGAAGCGGCTCTCACCGGAAACCCATGGCAGAATGGCAAGCAGATCCTGGCTAAAGCTGGATCACAGAGCTTTACGCTCTCCAATATTTTCAAACGCAATCCCTTATGGCGCAGGCTGATCATATCGGATGGTCGCGGCAGTTACCGATTGGATGAAGGATTTGTGGTCTCCATAGCGCATCACCAACCCGTCACCACCTAAGCACTGACCGAACACCACGCGCTCACCAACGGTATTATTTCACAATTATTGGCATCAAACCTGAAACAGAACGATGCCCAATAATGAACCAAACCCAGCCCCATACAATGACAACCGAGGAACGGCTCGATGAAATTTCCAGCATTCTGGCAAAAGCCATCGCCCGTGTTCAAAAACGCGCAGAAATAAGCGCATTCGGAGAGAGTTCTACTGGACTTCACCGCCAAGCGAAGCGTCCATGTCATGACAAAAAGTAAAGGAGAGAGCATGACAAACACGGCTTTGAAACAACTGAGTGAAATACAAAATATGGATATGGCGGCCCTAAAGGAAACATGGGCGCAATATTTTGATACCGATCCGCCTAAATTCAACCGCGCCAATCTTGAGAGAAAAATAGCCTACCGAATTCAAGAGCTGGCCTTTGGCGGCCTCTCGCCTGAGACTAAAGAAAATATCAGGAGAATGAAGCAGGACATCAACGCTGGCACTATGAAACGCAACCGCGATCTACCGCCGCCAGGAACGGTGATTGTCCGCGAATATCAGGGAACAGAACACCGCGTCACGGTGCTGAATGACGGTCTCGAATATCAAGGCATGAAATACAGCAACCTCTCGGTCATTGCCCGCGTGATTACAGGCACGCGCTGGTCTGGCCCGGTATTTTTTGGATTGAAGAGACAGTAATGGCAGAAAAGATTAAAAAACGCTGCGCCATTTACACGCGTAAATCGAGCGAAGAAGGACTGGATCAGGATTTCAATTCCCTTGATGCCCAGCGCGAAGCGGCAGAGCATCACATCCGCGCCCAAGCACACGAGGGCTGGGTTTTATTGCCCTCACGGTACGATGATGGTGGTTTTTCCGGCGGATCAATGGAACGCCCAGCCGTCAAGCGACTGATACAGGATATTGAGGATGGCTTGATTGACGTGGTGGTGGTTTACAAGATTGACCGCCTGTCCAGATCCATGGCCGATTTTATGAAGATCATGGAGCTTTTTGATAAGCAAAAAGTATCCTTCGTATCGGTCACCCAGCATTTCAACACCGATACATCCATGGGGCGGCTGACGCTCAACATCCTGCAATCCTTCGCCCAGTTCGAGCGTGAAATGACCGCCGAGCGGATCCGCGATAAATTTGCAGCTTCAAAACGTAAGGGCATGTGGATGGGCGGTGTGCCGCCGCTAGGCTATGATGTCCACAATCGCAAGCTGGAGATCAATCCTGATGAAGCCGAGATCGTACAGTTTATTTTCAAACGCTTTCTTGAAATAGGATCGGCCACGCAACTGGTCGGGGAGTTGAAAGAGAAAGGCTACCAATCAAAAAGTTGGGTTGCTAAATCCGGACGCTTCCATCCCGGAAAGCCCATCACGAAAAGCTCGATTTACAAAATATTGGACAATCCAGTTTATATCGGAAAGATCAGTCATAAAGGCACCATCTACGAAGGCGAGCATGTCGGCTTTATCGATCCCGCCGATTTTGAAAAGGCCAAGGAAATAAGAGAAACCAGAGCGCCAAATTCATCGCCGTTACGATGCACACAGGCACAATATCTTTTACGCGGATTGGTCTTTGACGCCGAAGGCTACACATTCACCTGCGCCGCCGTAAAAAAGGCTGGCAAACGCTACAAATATTACGTCAGCACCCAGGCCGTAAAAAAGAGTTACGATGATTGCCCCATCAAAACATTATCGGCGCCATTGCTGGAGGGCGTTATCATCGAGCAGATGCGCCGTATCCTCACACGGCCTGAATGGTCAAAAAGCGTCATTGGAAAAGTTAAAGAGCTTATGAATGACAACAGTCCCGATGACACAAAAATTGTTCAGACCCTCCAAAACTTTGATCTTCTCTGGGATGAGCTTTTCCCCCTGGAGCAACAGCGCCTTGCGAAACTGATCATCCAAAAAGTAGTGATCTATCCCGAAAAAGTGATTATCGCACTGCGCCCTCTAGGGATGGCCGGGTTACTTCATGAAATGATGCCCGACGCCAAAATGAAAAAGGGGCAGCCCACCGAAAATACGCCGCTGGAGATCACCATCCCGATTAAATTCAAAAAGCACGGCGGCAGAAAATATATCACCACGCCTGACGGACGTGATTTGTCAGTTGCCCGCAGACCCAAATACGAAAACAACATGATAAAGGCCATTGGGCGCGGCCATCAATATCTTGAGATGCTTGAGGCCGAGCCTGATTTAACGATTATGAAACTTGCGGAGCGTGAAATGCTGGATCACGGCTACATTGCCAAAACGATCCGGATGACCCAACTGGCGCCCGACATTATCGAAGCCATCCTGAATGGCCGCCAGCCTTACAGCCTCAGCCTCACCGATTTCATGAAACCCTTCCCGAACGGCTGGGAAGAACAACGCCAGCATTTCGGGTTTTGA